GGTCGGCATAACCAGCCTTCTTCGCCAGATCAGACAGCGTAGCCATGTCGGTTTCTTTGCTGAACTCGACAGCGATCTGCCTGCTGGCATTTTTCAGGAAGCCCTCAGCGCCACCGCCGGAAATCTTCTCAAGGTCGAGCCCTTTGTTGTATCCGGCCTCAAGAAGCGGGATACCAGACAGAACGTTGTCATCCTCTGAACCTTCGCAGAACAGGATCACCCTGCTGGGATGCACAGGCTCACCGCGCGTCGGTCCGACGAACGCCTCGTCTCCAACCGGCTGCTCGTTGAAGTTGAACATCTTCGGCTGGCCGAACGTCTCGGACTGGCGATCGTTATCCCATTCTGCGACAGTTAACTGTGGCTCCCATACCGGGATCAGTTTTACCAGCGCTGACTCGCCCAGGGATTTCACCAGCCTGGTATCTACTGGATCGCTCCATGGCTTGTTATCTTTCACCTGCAGCAACAGCGCGGAGTAGCGGCCCACCATATTGCGGCGATCGGCATCCTTCACCTTCGGCCACCATTTCTTCATGAACCTGGTGACGCTCTTTTCCCACGGGTTAGTTTTCTTCGCCTCCTGGGACTCATCACCGTCAACGATGACCGGATAGTCCTGCCAGCAACCATCAAGAAGACGATGCACCACAGCGAATCCTGCGGCGTTGCGGCGGTACATGTTGTAGAAGTCATGGAAGGTAATGGTGCGCGGGTAACCAAACTCCTGATAGAGCGTCGGGCGCTTGGTATTGCCCCCGCCGATACCGATGGAATTCAGGTAATTCGCTCGCCTCATTTCAGTGGCGAGATTGTTCACAGCCAGTTGAAGGCCGTTATCTTGTTCGCTCACTGGCGATGCTCCTTAGAAGAATACTGTGCCGACCTGCTTGCGGTTGTTCTTCGCCACGGCAAAGTAACGAAAGCTGTCGGCGCCGTGCGATGTGAAGTCGTGAAGGGGTTTGTCTTTCCAGCAGCCGCGCTTGTCGTCCCACTCCTTGCGGTAACCTTCAAGGTGGGAGATGCCAACAGCACACTTTTCCTCATCGAAAACGCAGGATTTGAGGATTTCACGCACCGACTCGATGCCGGTGTCGATCCCCGCTTTCGGCACAACGCGGAAGTTCATCGAATACATCCTGCCATCAATCTCGTAGCCCTCGCGCGCCAGCTCCTTGCGAGACTTCGCATCAGCAGCAAACTCGCGGTTCTCAATGTCGTGCGGGCCCCAGTGCTCACCGTACTCATAGCCGCGGTCTTTGAGCACCTTCATGTAGTGCCTAAGCCCCTCGCCAGAGTTTTCGTAGTAGTCGATGACGTGGAACTCTTCGCCGACCTCGCGAACGAACCAGATCGCCGTGGAGTCGCCCACACCAATATCCCAGAACGTGTGAACCGGTAGATGTGAGTTATCCGGAATTTGGCCGATCCGCTTGTTGGTGTAGAGCCAGCGGAATTGTTTGGCGTAGTACGCGCCCTCGACCGACTGCTGGAACGCCTCGGCCGGAATGGTCGGGTATTCGCGCTTCATGTCGTCGCCGAGCGTCTTTTCTTTGGCGTAATACCACGCCTTTTGACGTTCGTTAACGACTATGCCGTGCTTCGCCTCCATCTCAGCGAAGTACTCAAGCAGGCGCGCCGGCAGCGGTTCTACCGGGTCAATTGCGTACTGCGGATTCTTCCACCAGGAGAAGAAGAAAAACTTCCAGTCCAGAGCAGATAACGGCTTGCCCTGCAGTAGCGCTTTCTCTGCCGTCTGGCAGTAATCGAAGAAGTAACCCGCCCGGCCCTCTGCGGTACTCTCGATAGTAGCGAAGCATC